AAGATACTGCGCTTTGAAATTATCGGTTTTGTTGGCGATAACATTTAATAACTCGGCTTTCCGACTTGGTAAAAGTGCGGTCATTTTATCCGGTGAAATCACCCACGCTTTGCCATCCCATTTGTGGGCTGGGGTGGGTTGTTTGTCCACTAACACTAATTTGTCTTGATGTAATACCGGTGTTTTTTGCGCTAACTCTTCATCGGATTTAACGTCCAACACAAAATACAATGATTCATCTTCGGGGGCAGGATAGATAACATATTGGCTAATGTCTTTTTTTAAAAAATACACTTTCATTTTTTATCCTTAGTTAAGTTAACCAAATACGACGACTTTTTTAATTCTTGGTTTGCGGCCATCACTTTGTGGGGTGATAGTGATATTGTTACCATTACGATGCAACAACGCGAGAGTGACATAGTTATAGTCACCAGCGGTTCCGCCTGTATCGTATTCGCCGATGCGTGTGTCGTTGCTTTGTTCGATGGGCGCGCTGAACCAAATTGGGCGATTCGCGTTTGGTCCATGGGGAGTGTCCATCAATATAAATAACGCGCCTTTGCCAACTTGCGCATTAACTGTGATTGGGTTATCCGTTGACCCTTGCCAAATAAGGCGTTCTCTCGGTAAGTCTGAGAGGCGTTTACCGTCAGTCGTGACAAAATCATCACCTTCTAATTTTCCGTCGTGTCTAAACCACCATATTCTCCCGTTGCCACTATCTGTAATTAAGTGGATGGCGCCACTGCCAAATTGGTTGATTGTCCCAGGGGTCATATAGCCAAAGCTAAATGCCGTGCCATATTGATTGCCATTAGTGTTAAGCCCCTTGATAAAGGGATAATAGATATTTTGCCCGTTGGCATTTGGGTTATTAACCACATATGGTGCTTTTTTGTCCGCCCATTGATTGACAAATGCGCCCTGTCCATATGCTTTCGCAATATGACCGGTAGCACGCACAACACCACCGGTATAAATCCCCTCACTATCAACCGTTGCGATAAATTCAGGGCTATTTTTACGACCGCCTAAATGTAGCGCCCCATTGTTATTAAATGCGATACAGGTCATGCCATTACTTATCATGGCATCACCACTTAGTTTAAGCGGTACTCCCCAAGCATAAGAACCAATAGGGTAACTCTCTGTTGATTTATTAATTGAGAGTGTACCTATCATTGTGTCGCCAGTTTTGCGCACGACATCATCAACGTAAGCAATCGTGCCGTTTTTTTTGGGCAAAGATGCCACTGCGACGTTTTCGCCGTTTGGTTGGCGATATACAAATGTGAGCATATTACTACCGGCTTTAGGATTGCCTTCTAGTCGTAGATAATAGTCATCATTGTTGTAAAAGCTAATACCACTGTAATCACCTTGTTTAAATGACAAATTACCGGTCATCGTATCGCCTGATTTAGCCACACGAGTGTTGGCATTTGTGTTTGCGGCTTCAGCAGTCTGTTGTGCATTATTGGCCCGGTTTATTCCATCATTTGCGCTATTTTGTGCATTATTAGCCCGGTTTATGCCATCATTTGCGCTATTCTGTGCATTGTTGGCTCGGTTTATGCCATCATTTGCACTACGTTGAGCATTGTCTGCTGAGTTTTGTGCGGCATTTGCTTTTGCCACACCGTCATTGGCTGTACGTTGTGCGTCATCCGCCGCCTGTTTGGCTTCAACGCCTTTATCGTAAGCTGTCTTGACCGCCTTTGGTGTTGCTACGCCATTTTCGTCATTGCTTGTTACAGATGATGATCTGCTTTTTAATGGTATGTAGTTATTCAGCGCAAGGCGTAAGGCGGCAATACCTTGTGCTAGTACTTTACCGGCTTTTGCAGTTAGTCCGAGATTTTCGCTCTCTAACCCTGTGTCGCTTGTGAGTTGGACAATGCCCGCTTTTGTTGTGCTTGCTTTGTCGATAGCGTGGCTATGTCCGGTATTATCAAATCCATTTGCGCTATTTGCTGTGATGTCTTTCGGCGTAAGTTGTCCGCGCGTCACAAAAATGACGCTGTCGTCCACGGTGAGCGTAACGGCATTTGAGCTGGCAACAAGTAAAATCATGCGCATAACTTGCACTTTTCCGCTTCCGCTTGCTAATGTCGGTTTAAAACTTTCCGGGCAGTTTGCATAGGCAATGAGTTTGTTTTGAGCGTCAAAAACGCCCATCTCCCGAATATAAAAGCCACCTACGTTTTCCGGGATAGTTAATTCAAAAACAACCTGTTTGTTATTGCGTGGGTCAAGCGATACAGCACTGATTGTTGCGCGATATTTTTCGTTGACCAAACGTTCTTGGCTGGCGCTTACCGTCACGGCATTGCCGTTGCCATCACCGACAGCAAAATGCGTAACGGTGAGTGGATTGTTGTTTGCAATGGCTTTTGCCAGTTGTTGCGTGCCGTAGGTTGTAAAAACTGCGGTATATTGTGCCATGTGTTTGCTTCCTGTTTATTGTGCGTAAACGGTGATAATTTCGCCCGTTTGCTGTCCTAAAAATACGTTCATGGTGCCTGTTGGTGAGACCGCAATGGCGAGCTGTTTTAAGTGTCGACTGACGGGTTTTACATCATTGACCAATCTGACTAATTCGTTGTAGGTCTGCTCGTTTAATCCTGTTTCCGGCACTTCAATGGTCAAGCTAAACGTTCCCGGTTCACCCATTGGCTCGGCGTTAAACCATTCTTTCAAGTTGACCATATAGCCTATAGGTTCAACCACTCGGCGCACGGCATTAATCGTCCCTTTGCGTTTGTGGACAAGAAATGATTGCTTAATGGCGTTTCGTTTGACTTCGTCCGTCCAATTCTCGTCCCATTTGTCAACGGAAAACGCCCACGCCAGATAGGCAAGCAATTGCGGTGGGCAACGTTCTGGGTTGATTAGGTCCGCAATAATGACTGGATTTTCTACCGCAGTTTTGAGGATTTCCGCCGCGTGTTTTTCCAATGGGGTTGAGCCGAGGGGCAATAAGTGACTAGAAATCATCGCTTGTCACCACCTCAACTTGAATGTTTGTGCAATATGCCGATTTGTTATTCGGCAACACGATGTCGGCTGTCGGGGCGAGCAACTCAACCCGTTGCACCCCGACCAAATGCAAGGCGGCATAAATACCGGATAAACTAATGTCACGCCCCAAACGGCGTTTTTCTTCGGTGTATGCCGTGAGTTTTTTCAATGCTTCCGCTTTGATGGGTTCGTATTCCGGTCCTCGGTATAAATGCAGTTTGGCGTGGATGGTGTAATTATGGATAGTCGCACTTTGCACAGTAACACGATCACCGATTGGGCGAATGTTGTCATCATTTAATCGTTCACACACGGCTTGTAAAACGGTTTCAGATGCGGTGCCTTGCCCGATACGGCTTAAAATAGTGACAGTCACATGCGCAGGTTGTGGCGATACCACAGACACATCCGCCACTTCAGGATGAGCGGACAGTGCATGGAATACATAGGCACTGCGAGGACCCGCCACAGACAATCCTTCAAATGCTAATTGGGTTCTAACTCGCAATGCGGTGTCATCTTCATAAATTGCCGGCACTTTAGGTGTTTTGGTGTTATCTGCCGCTTGGATTAATTGGCGTTGCACGTTGTAATTGGCGGCGATAACGTCTAAATCCGTGCCGGTGGCGTATGCCAACATAGTGGCTTGCGCAGCATTGTTAATGCGATTACGCTCCAATAATTGCAGGTAAACCACTTCCTGCAGCAGTTTGGTGATGGGTTCACTTTCCAAGGCAAGTCTAGCCTGCCAAAAGGGGCGTTCATCTTCGTTAAAGAGATTGATAAACGCCGTTTTGCGTTCTGCAAGCAAAGTTTCAAAATCTAAATCTTCTAAGACTTTGGGCGGTTCCAGTTTGGAGAGATCTACTAATTCGCTCATTGTTTTCCACCTAAGAATAAATCATCAAAATTCACGTTTTGATTGTTATTTCGTTTACGAGCCACGATGGTGCAGACAATGCCGTTTTCGCTGATGCGCGGCTGAAATTTGCTTATTTGAATACGAGGTTCCCATTTGGTTAATGCCATGACAGAGGCGGCAGCAAGTTGTAGCAATAAAGCGTGGTTCATTGGGCGGTCGATCAGCTCCGGAATGCGACTTCCATAGTCGCGGCGTTGAATGCGCGAGCCGATAGGCGTGAGAAGAATGTCCGCAATAGATTGTTTAATATGTGCGGTTTCGTCTGTGATTTTTTCACCGGTGAATCTGTTCATTATTTTGCCTTCGAGGTTAGATTGCCATCGCCTTGTTCTTGGTGAGTATGGTTCTGCAAGCTGATTGTTCCTGCTTTTACATCGCCTTTTGCAGTGACAGTACCTTTCACTTCCACGTCACCACTTATGCTAATGTTACCTTTAGTGCCGCCGTTATCTGCGGTAGTAATCGCGCCGATGATGTTGACGTTGCCTTTGATATTCACCGTTGGGCAGTCAATATTAATTTGATTTTCGGCGGTAATAGCAGCGGTTTTAATGCCTGTCACAACCAATGTCCCACTGGATTGGTTGTATTCAATTTTTGCGCCATCGGTAAATTCGATGACATGCACATCCGGCGAATGACTTGGGCTGTTTTGGGTGTATAGTCCCACTAAAATGCAGGCAGTGGTGAGCTCACCACTCGAAGCCAAAATGACACATTGTTCGCCAACTGTAGGTGGTGACCATGTTTTTGTTGTACCGGCACGCAACGTAATAAAGGGCAAAAAACTCGTGAGAATTTGACCGCACTTTACCCTCGCCTTGGCATTGGCATGGTCCACTTCGGCAATTAAGCCAAAGCGAATGAGGTTATCAATTCGACGGTTTATTTCTGCGGACATGGGTAGCCTTACGGGTTAAATAATCCGTATTTTTGGCGATGTGGGGAGAAAGTGCGAGTGAGGTAAGGTGTGGAATTTAGTGCAACAAAAAAGCAAGCACTGTGGGCTTGCTTTTTTATGTGGGATTAGGCGAGGATTTCAATGCCTTTGTGTTGCACGAGGGTTAAAAGTTTTAGTGCCGTGCCAGTGGGTTTTTTGACCCCCCGCTCCCATTCGGAGATCATATTTTTGCTTACGTTGAGATAGTGGGCGAACACGGTTTGCGAAACTTGTTCTTTTTCACGAATAGCTTTAATTTCGTCTGGCGTAAAAACAGGCACCGGCGTTAAACACAATTCATCAAATTTTTTCATCGTTTTTTTATCCATCAATCCGGCCTCATGCAAATCTGCCGCATTTTCATGGATCATTGCTAAGATTTCACTCATTTTTTTCCTCCGGTAATACTTCAATAAATAGCCCATTTTTCACTTGTGATTCAATTTGCTGCGGTGTTAACTTGGCGTAGGCTTTCGCCAATTCTTTCAACGCCATTAATTCTTGCGCAGAAATATTGTCACGGGTATTTTTGCTGATAGCAGCGACAAAATAGCTGTTTTCATTGAGCCTATAGACAATAAAGGAACGGAAACCACCACTGCGTCCCTGACCTTCTCTTGCAATGCGTTGTTTGATGATGTTGCCGCCCAAATCGGCGTCGATTAAACCTTCCTCCGCACGCATGACCGCATCAAACAGATCACCATCGGTGATGTGGTTTTTCTGCGCGAATTTATCAAAGGCTTTGGTTTTAAATATTCTCATTGGTTGTGCTTGCTGTCATCTTTAAGAGTATATTAGCAAAGTTAGACACGGGCTTCAACAAAAAAAAGGGCTTTCGCCCTTTTGTTACTCTCTGTCGCGCATACTGCTGCGTTGTCTTGCCTGTTGTTGATTTTGGATGCGTTGTATTTCTTGTGCGACTATACGGGCAATGGTGCGTTCATCCTGCCCCGGTGCAGCGTTGATGGTGATGTTCACCGACATAGGGTGTGCAATGGATTGTGCAACGGCAGGATGAGCGGCAAGCGTTGGTCGGTTATCTACCTGAATTGGTGCAGCGGTTGCCACGCTCATGCTCAATCCTGTCGCCAATAAGGCGTTTTTGCCATAGTTTAAGGCATTAAGCAATGGCACGCCAAGGCGCGAGGTGGTTTCCTTGGTCATAACATATTCACCGCCATGCACAATGCCCATTGGTTGATATTTGCCGCCATTGCCAGTGTATCCTCCTGAAGAATACATATCCCAATCTGAAAGTGCATCTAGGATTCTTTCAGTTGTACTTCCTGATTTGATAACCTTGTTTGTTTCTTCATTTCTTGATTGTTTGGCATTTTCAACAATTTTTGCCCCCGCTTGAATACCTGGCATATTATCGAGCACCCATTGGATGCTATCCATTAGCCATTGTAAAGGTTTGGTGACTAAATTAATGCCGGCAGCAAGCCATTCACCGAATTTTTTACCTGCACTTGCTGCAGCATCTAAATCTTCCTTGGTACTTTGCACCGGAGAAAGTAAGTCGGTGAACCATTTCACAGCTTTTTCAAGCCACTCCACCACGACACCGAATAATGCGCCTAGTGGCTTGAATTTTTCAATTACCGGCGCAAGACCTGATTTTAAGCCCTCCCAGAAGCCACCAAAAAAAGCTTTTACTTGGTTCCAGTATTTGTAGATCAGTAATGCCGTTGCCACGAAAGCGATGCCGACCGGGGAAAGAAGCATTGGTAATAGTTTAAGTGGCGAAAGTAGCCATCTTGCAATCGTTCCGCCCACCCCGCTAATTTGCCCAGCGAATTTCGGTAAAAGGATGTTGAGTTTGCTTACCCCGAGAAATAAGCGTGCGATAGGATAAAGCACAAAACTTAACGCGAAAGCAAGTGCGCCAAACACAGTGAGCGATCCGCCGATTGCACCTGCAACTAATAACATATTTTTAGCAAGTTTTGGATGTGCCTGAATCCATTTATTGCCCTTATCAATCAGTCCGCCAATCTTTTTCATCAGTGAATCGAGTGTTGGTGCGAGTGTTCCGCCAATAGTTGAATTCAGGTTAAAAATTTGATTTTTAAAAATTCCCCACGTTGATGAAAGTGCTTTCATCCGTGTTTGAAATTCACGGTTCATTGAACCTTGTGCTAATTCGTCATTGGCTAAGGCAATTTGACGTTTCCATTCATCGGTATTCTTCACCAGTTTTATAATTTCATCGCCATAGTTTCCACCTACAATATCGGTCAAGACGGCAGAACGTAAATGCTCCGGAATAGTATTTATGCGCTCTATGATGGTCATCAATGTGCCTTGAGCGTCTTTTACCATACCTTTTTGAATTTTACTTGCATCTAGCCCTAATGCCTTTAACCCTCTTTTTACCGGCTTCATGGTTGTTGCGCGAGAAAGTCGGCTAAATGTAGAGCTGACCGCATTTGCTGCTGAACTTTCATCGGAACCAAACGTCATAAGAGTAGAACCAAGTGCGGCAACATTTTTATCGGTAATTTTTGCTACCGCACTAATGCCACCTAGGCGATTCATAAAACCAATAATGGCATCACCTTTCGAAATAGCATTATCATCAAGATAGTTAATCGAATCAGCCAATTCTTTTGAGGCTTGAATAGATAAATTCCAGTTTTTACTCACCTTACCAAAGTTTTCAGTAAGTTCATCAGGGTTTGCCGCATCAAAGGCGGTTGCCATTTGCGTGTTTAATCGCACAAAATCTTCCAATTCATCTTTTGGAATATCCATCCGAGCCGCCGATTCAATCATATTGGCGATTTCGACGGTAGTGAGTGGCAATTCCGTGGATAGGGCTTGAATTTTATTTTTCCATTCGTCAAATTCAGCCGTGAAGTTGCCGGCATTATCTTTTAATCCTTGTACTTGTCTTGCCACGCCCACCATGGCATCTTCGAAGTTCATAAAATCACTTACGGATTTTCCAAGAGGCGCTGTAATGGTTGCACCTGCCGCTGATGCTTGGGCGCCAACCATTTGTGCTTTTCCACTGATGTCTTTTAATGTTTCGACTTGCCCTCGGTATTTACTATAAGTTGCTTGTTTGGTATTGAGTTTATCTAGTTGTGTTTGTTGTTTTTCTATTGTTGTGTTAGCCAGTTTTATTTTTTCTGCAAGATTTCCTTGATATTTTGTAAATTCTTTAGTGTTAATTCCACTCTCTTTTAATTCTTTTCTTAAATTGCGTAGCTGTAATAGCTGTTCAGCCTTTTCTCGGCGACTTGCTTTCCAAGCGGAATCTTCTTGAGTGATTTTTTTTCTTGTTGAACCAATTTCTCCCTTTAATTTTTCATATTGTTTGGTCATGTCGGCAATTTTTAATCGAACACCGAATGCAGAAACCGTATTTCCCTTTGCAAGCAAACTCGCGTGATAAAGTTCATGTTCTTTGATTTTGCCTTTTAAATCGACGCGGTCATTTTTCATCTTGGCAATTTTATTGCGCAAGTTGTCTAATTTTTTAGCGTGTTTGTCGATAGCCTCCGTGCTTTTTTTTATGTTTTCTGTTGTGCGCGAAAAAGCCCCCATTTGATTTTGTACTTTTTCAAGATCTCTCAAAGCAGATTTACTCTGTTTTAACTGTTCAGAAAGTGCACTCACGCTTTTGGAGGCGTTTTTCATCGGCGCACTCATTTTATCAATGGCATTTAATAAAACAGTGAGTTGTAAATTATTCATTCTTAATTACTCGCTTTTATTGACAAGGTTCTTTTCTTGGCTTAATAATTAACCAAACAAAAGGAGGGAGATATGATCGCAATACTTTCTTTATTTATTCTCGCAGTTGGCTTATTGGGTCTCGCTGTCGGTTTTGGCTTTATTGCATTACCTTGGGTTGTTTCCGGCATTATTGCCGCTCCTGCGTTATTTCTTTACATGTTGATGCTGGGTTCTGTGTTTTGGCTTGTTGAAATCAACTTTTTCCTTGGTGTTGCTGCACTCGTAGTCTATTGCTATTGGGCGCACATTATTCGCAAGCACATCAAATCAAAATCTAAAGACTTAGTTGCTCAATAATTAGGTTTTCAATCAATTCCATATCACTTTCCGAAAAGCCCAGTAATTCACGCTGGGCATATTGCACCTTGATGCCTTTGTTTTTATTCACCGTGCCTTTCAACCCGTATTGATGCACGTTTGCAATTGTGGCACTTGACCCATTAAACCCCACTGAAACCTCATTGCCATTTGACCGCACTTTTAAATGTTTAGCGGTGCGCAGCTTGGCGAACATGGCTTTACGTTTGATTCTGCCTTTCTTTTTGCCGAATTGTTTTTGTGGTTTCCGTGGTTCAAAGGCGGTGCCGTCAGGGTTTTGTTGCCGAGCAATTCGAGCTTGTTGGCTTTTGCGTAGGGCTTGCCCAATATTGCGCGCCAGTTGTCGGCGTGCCTGTGGAGACAGATTGTTAATCAGGGCGGTGAGGTTTGCCTGTGCTTGTTCTACGGTTGCCATTTTTCACCATCAAAAATCAGGTTGTTTTCATTCTCGAGGTAAACTTTCACCTTCGGGTTATCCCAAACCGGCTCTTTGGCGTAGTGCATTTTCACTTCATCGGCGGTTTGTTTTGCCACGACACGTTCCGTCAACATGATTTCAAAAGAGATATCGGCTGTGTTGTTATTGTTGTAATCCACTTGGAACTTGAACGCATTTTCGCGGCGTTGTGGATTTTCAAAAATTTCGGGTTGGTTGATGCGCAAATAAGCGATGATAGGAACAATCAGGCTCGCAATGTCTTGGGAAAAATCCGTGACGATAATGTTGAGGGTGTAGCGATATTCAAAACTAAATGATTCGGCACCGGTGGCAACGATTTGACCGCCGTCAACATAAAGCTGTAAGCGGTCGGGATTTTTTACAAAGTCGGGAATACTTTGTTCAAGGATTTTGCGCAGTTGGTTTGGCTTTTTCATTTTCTGAAATTCCGTTTTTGCAATTCATGAATTTGTTGGCACGCAACGCAACGGGTGACACCTTGAATCAGTTGTCGGCGTTTTTCTGGAATAGGCGCATCGCAATCTTCACAATAAACACGGCTGACCGCTTTGAAAGTGCGGTGTTTTTTGATGGCAATTTCACGCGCCATTTCTTCCAGTTGTTGCGCTCGGTCAAATTGGTCGGTCATTTGGCGGTTTCCTTATTAAATGTTTCGATGCACTGTTTCAGGCTGTCATTTTCAATAACACATAGATTCAGGCGATGTTGTGTTTGTTGATAGGCTTCTGCCAGTTCACCATTGGTGCGAATTTGTGGCGCAAATTGACCGCACTCTGCCGCTGTTGGGCAAAGTATTGGTTGTTTAATGATTTTCGGGGCGCTTGAACACGCCGATAACATCATCAGGCACAAGGGTATTAGCCCAGTCTTGGTGTTTTTTAAGTGCATTTTTTAAATCCTGAGTTTGCTTGGTTTGAGAGATTTTTAACTGGTTAACGGCTTCTGTTAGTGCTTTTTGTTGCTCATTGAATTTATCCACGCTTTCATTCAATGCTATGTAGGATGCCTCCCACTGCAATTTTAATTGTTCTTCTTTGGCGGCTTCTGCTCGCCAGTGGTTAGCTTGCCACCCTTGAAACAGGATAATCGCCACAAGCATGAGTGGGCCAACCAATAAAATGTATTTTTCTTTTTTCGTTAAGAACCCAAACATAATGCTTTCTCCTTTTGTCGTCTTTCAATTAAGCCTTTCAGTGGTTTTCCGCCTGCGTAAATCCAACGTTCAAACTGGCCGCACATAGTTTTGCTGTAACCTTGTCGAGCCATTTTAAAAAGGGTGCTGTTTTTTAATCGACCACAACCAACATTGAATGTGATTGATGTCAACGCATCAAATCCCCCTTGTGGCATAGCTTGACCGTTGGCATAGGTATTCACGCACTTTTCGGCTTGCTTAATGCCTTTGGCATACAAGTCGGCAATTTCTTGCAGTGTGTAAATTTTATTGGTTTCTATTTTTTCAACGGATCCCGTTGTGCCGATACCGACAGTTAAAATATCTGCCGGGCATTGATAAGGTTTTTGTTGGCAACCTTCTGCATTGCCAATCAGTAATAGTCCTTTTTCTGATGTACGAATTTCATTACCATGCGTGGCAATAACAAGTCCAACAACCGCCGAGACGGCACAAATGTATTTTGCTGTTCGCTTAATCATGGTGATGGCTCCGTTGGTTTAATTCTTTTTCTTTTAATTCAAAATCTTTTTTCTTGTAATACCAATTCACCAGGAATGTGGCGACACCGATCACAATACCGGTGATTGAGGCGACGTCCGCCCAATTGACGTTTGAAAACATATCGGCAATGCGTCCAATAAAAAAGGCTAAAATTCCTGATGTGTAAGACGCTTTCGTTGGCGTGTCGTGCATATCAGCTCCAAAGTTGAATGGTATCGCTTGCCACGCTGATCTTTTCACTGTCTGCTTCAGGTAAGAGAACCAGTGTGCCAAGTGGAATAACGGGCTTATCCATTAAGTGCGGATTCAGTTCGCAGGCGATTTCAAGCAAACCTTCGCTATGCCCGAAATAGCGATACAGGATTGCATCTAAGTTGTCGTTTTGTTGCGCGTAAACTTCCATTAGATTAGCTCCGCATCGACTCTCGGGCGTTTGAGTATGTCACTGATGGCAAAGCGGGCATCACGTCGCAATTGGTCAATGCTATCTTTGAGCAATTCCGCCTTTTTCTCGCCGTCATTGGTGGTGTCATAGCTTGTGTAGCGTTCGTACAGATTTGCTAATGCCAAGCAGGTGACGGCGCGGCGATAGCGATACACCAATACGCTTTCATTGTTGATTTTTGGGCAGGGAATGTCGGCAAAAAATTCCAATGAGCTATGCTGTTTGAACTCATTTAGTTCATCATTGACTGCGGCAATAGCTTCAATTAAGGCATCTTTTAAGCGAGCCGTTGTGACAGTGCCGTCCAGTCGTGCTTGATTGCGAAAATCGGAGATTTTAAGCGGTGGAAAAAAGAGGTCGTTCAATACAAGGTCTTCGCCTTGCCCGTAGTCTTCAACTTGTTTTTGCACTGCCCCCATTTCGTAATCCGGGGCGAGTTTGATAGAGATGGAACCGTCTGACATAAAAAATAAAAACACCTATAAAAAAAGCGAGGTGAGGATTAATAAAGTGCGGTTAAAAATTCTAGGAATTTCCACCGCACTTTTAATCCGCCCCGCGGCTGCGTGATTTGCTCGGTTTCAACGCCGTTTATTCATCAGCGTTGTTTAATTGCTTACGTAGCTTTTTAATATCGCCTTTCACGCCGATGGACTGATTTAAGCCCAAGGCGCGTTCTAAATATGCCAGTGCCTGTTCCGGGTTTTTGTCGGTTAAAAGCAAGCCTAATTCACGCAATAATCGGGCTCGGCTTTCATCCGGCATATCACAATCGGCAGTGATGCGTTGCACTTGTTCCAAATAAGCCACTTCGAAAGGTTGATTTGCCGCTGCCGCCGCTTTGGCTTGGTCGGCAAATTCTTCTGCAATCAGTGTGCATAAGGTTCGAGTGAACGGGTCAGGCAGTTGCAAATCGTGGAAAACCGCATATTCAGCGATGTTTAATGCAAGGTGATATTCTTTGCAGTCAATCGCCCAGACGCACCACGTCATTAAAACGTTGTCCTGTTTGCCTGTGCCGGCAGACAATGCTCCTTCAATCCAAGGCAGATAGTCCGGCAGAATTTTCTTTTTAAAGTCCGCTTTGCGTTCGGTGGATTGGATTTGTTTTAAATCCTTTCGATGGCGAGCAAGGAGGCGGAGCATTTTTTCGTATTCTGTGAAATCGCTTAGGTCTTCGGTTTCCGCTGCGTTTGCAAGTGCAGCAGAAACCTCAAGAAAATGACGTTTGGTCGGTCGCATTGGCGATTAATCCCTTACTATGCTCCAGCCGGTGCATCAATGATGGTGATGTTTTTCGCCAGCGCCACGGCTTCGTAGTTTTCGACGACATACGCCTCGTTAGATGACATGTAGTCTTCAACGCGGTTGCGTTCCGGCACATCTTTGATGTGGCGACGCACTTTGCCGTCTTGCACGTAGATTGATAAGTTATCAAGGGAAGTTACAAGCACCGTGCCTTTCGGGAAGTACGGCACGGAAACCGCTTGCAAACCGCCTACGCGTTTTTGGCTGATAACGGTGTCACCCGCTAAAATTTCGGTCGGTTTTTCTTGGTTAATCAAAGGGAAGTATTTATCCGCTAACAAATCGCTACCCATAATAGCTACAAGTTTTGTGTCGTCACGA